CGACACCGTCAGCGACGGGCGGGCACTGCTGCCCTTCCCGTTCATCTCAAAGCCACTGCCGTCAATCGGGTATGCCTGATATTGCCGCCCCTGCCAGGTAACCGCCTCCCCTTTTTCATTCAGCTCATTGCAGAAAAAATACCGCTCACCACCCTGCACCGTCAGGTCAATTTCCCAGAGCACCACCCGCGGTGACTGCTCTGATTTAACCGACTCGTTCAGGCTTTCTTCGTGAATATCCTGCATCAGTTCACCACCTGCTCTATCGTGCAACTGAAATCACTGTACCGGGCATTATCCGTGACACTCCACTCACGGCACACAACCCTCACCGTCCGGTTATGTTTCGGCGGTCGCCACAAAAAGGCACGGTAACCACCATGCCACGATAAAAACTCTTCCAGCCAGCGCCGGGTTGACTCATCCGTCACCCGGAACACCGCCTGAAACGTCTTCAGTTGAGGATTCAGCCCTGTGGGGCGGCGCTGTTCATAACCGTCACCAAACCGCACCCTCACCACCGACGGCTTCTCACTCACCTGCATCCCTTCACGCGGGACCAGATGCAGCGTTTTTATCTCAGCCACTCAGCATTCCTCCGTCACGTCGCATGGACAGCATCACCGCCTGCACCCGCTGGTCAATCAGCTGCACAAGGGTGCCCGCAGCTTCCGGCCCTATCTGGCCATTAGTCCCGTCATTCTGAATGGCGATATGGTAGACCGGGGAATACACCAGACCCGCACTACCGTTCATACTGCCCACCGCTCGCACACCCAGCGAGCCATCCGCCGCCCGCGTCAGAGGCATAATGGCTTCAGGTCCGGCCTCCCCCATCAGCCCGGCCCCTTTTGCAAAGGCAAAGTACGTGGGCGTATCCACAATACTGTTGCTGTACGCACTCAGGTTTGCCGAGGTATACACGCCGCCTTTTGCATTGGCCACCGCCCCGCCCAGCCAGTCACCAATGCTGCCGAGAAATCCTCCCGCACCGGACATACCGTTTGCCGCCGTCTTAATTCCGTTGACAATCGCGGCATTCATAAGAACTTTTGATATTTCCTGCAGCACTGATGAGGCCCAGCTGCGCCATTCCACTTTATTTCCGTTCAGCATCTCCGTGATGTTATTCACCATCCCTGAGATACCCTCCGTCGCAAGCTGTGCTGCCTGTGAGGCGTAATCGGACGCATTATCCACCCAGTTACTGAATCCCTCCTGCAGCCCTTTCTGCCAGTCCGCACGCTGCACATCCGATTCGGCATAAAAGGCTTCCTGCTCTTTCAGACGTTCACTCAGATACTGTGCATTCTGCGCCAGCGCCTGTCTGTAAAAATCCTCACTGATATCCCCGGTCTGATACTGAGACTGAAGGTCCGCATCCTTCTGGCGGAAGCTGTCGCGGATCTGCTGCAACTCCCGCATGCGTTCCCTGGCTCGTTCTCCCTGCCCGTACCCCAGCAGTTCGGCTTCATTTGATGCACGCGCAGCCACATTATCATTCTTCAGGGTCTCTTCCCGGGATCGCAACTGTTCCCGGATTTTTTGCTGGTCAATCAGGGCCGCGTTACGCAGCAGCTCCTGCTTCTGTATCTCCGACAGGGTTTTCAGTTCACCCAGCGCTGTCTGGTACTTCAGCTTCGCCAGCTCCGTGTTCTGACCGGCCAGTGCCAGTTGCTCTTTCTGCTGCTTCAGCAGCCGGGAAAAACTGTCTTCCGCTTTTTCCGTCTCTGATTTTCCACCCCGGGATTTGGGTTTATTCGCCTCGTTATTGCGCCAGGCTTCCAGGGCATTACTGATATAACGTTGTCTCGCCTCCTGATACGGATCACCCACAAAACCGAGGTCATCCGCCGCATACCCCAGCCGGACACGCTCTTTTTCTTCCCCTTTCAGTCTGGACAGGGCCAGCTCACGCTCTGTTTTTGTCAGGGCACTCTGCTGTTTATCATCCAGAGTGGCCTGTGGCAGCCGTAACGGCACATTCACCAGTCCCTGCCGCTGCTGAAGCAGTTCATTACCCAGCCCCAGCAGACGGTTGAATTCCGTATGCTGACCGTTCATAACCAGCATGGACTGGTACACCTTATTCTGCTCTGCCGCCTGCTGACGAATTAACGCCACACGACGGTCTTCCAGCCCGGCAAGCACATCCTGAATGGACTGCGCTTTTTCCTGCATCTGTGCCAGACGGGACTGCTCAACGGCAAGCTGCTCTGTTGCCTGAGCAAGCCCTTCCGTTACGGTCTTCACCGAGGTCAGATGGTTTATCATGAAGCCGTTACCGGTCGTCCAGCCCGGATTAGCCAGCACATACTGATACCCGGCGATTTTTTCCTGCAGGGATTTCACCCGGCTGGCCTGCTCATCAATCAGCCGGTTTTGCTCTGTCAGCGCCTCCCGTGTTCGCCCTTCGTTATCTGAGGCTTCAGGCAGAGACATTGATGGCGTTTTATGCGCGATTTCATCTATCGTCAGTGCATACTGGCGCGCAGACTCCCTGGCCTGTTCCTGATTCTGGTACAGCGTGTACCATGCGGCAGCTCCCAGCATCACCAGTCCGGGTACGCCTCCAACCAGTCCCAGCGCACCGCTCATCAGACGTGAGCCCACCGCCGTTGTACTGTTCAGCGCATTCTGGGCGGCGGTTCTGGCAGCAATATTTCTGTTCAGGCGTTCCTGTGTGGCCGCCAGACGGGCCTCTGCTGCAATCTGCATCTCCGTCCCGCGGGCTGCCGCCACGGCCTGCTGAGCACGGTACACGGCTGCTCTTGCCCGCGCCGTGGCAATCTGCGTTCCCCTGAACTGTGCTTCCGCCAGTGCAACTTCATTACGTGCAGCCGTCACAAGTCCTGCCGTGGCAGACATCGCTCCGGAGGCCATATTGCCAAAGTACCGGGCAACCCCGACGGCAACCAGTGCCCCCACGGCTGTTGCCACATTATCAATCTGTCCGGCAACACCGTTCAGCACGCCGGAGAGCGTTTTTGTCACCCCGCTGGCCTCATTCGCACCACCCACCCAGGCCATAAAGGCGTTTTCCACCTTTGTGATCCCGTCAGAGACCGTTTCTGGCATGGCGGCATATTCATCACGCAATGTCCCCAGCTGGCTGATTAACGCGGGCACGACTTTATCCGCCGTCAGTTTGCCGTCGTCCGCCATCGCCTTCAGATCTTTACGGGCCACGCCCATGCCTGCAGCCAGTGCACGAATGATCCGGTCACCACTTTCATTGACCGAATTAAATTCCTCACCGCGCAACACACCCTGTGCCAGCGCCTGGCTGAACTGGGTGATCACCGAACCCGCCTCAGCCGTACTGGCACCGGAGATTTTCAGCCCCGTGGAAATGGCCTCCGTCACCTTCAGCACATCATCAGCACTGTAACCATATTCACGCATCGAGGCAGCCGAACGGGCAAACAGGGCCGCATTATCCGAAAATGCCGTGCCTGTCCGCTGACTGATATCCATCAGCACTTTCTGTGATGACGAAAATTCATCGGATGACTGTGATGCCTGTTTCAGACGGGCATTCACGGAACTCCACTCATCCGCCAGAGAAATCAGGTGTCCGGTGGCAAAGGCACCGGCAAACGCACCGGTCATTCCGACAGCCGAAGCGCGGATTTCCGTCAACTGGCTGTTCAGTTCTGCCAGGGCACGTCGCTGCTCCCTGGCTGCCGCAGCAGCCTGACGTCCGCCATTCTGCAGGGTCCGGTAATATTCACTGCCCATACGGGACGCCCGCTGGATCTCCGACTGGAATGACTGTGAATTTGCCGAAATTTTGATAATCAGTTCACGTAACGTCGCCATTCACCTTTCTCCGGGCAAAAAAAACCTGCCACAGCAGGTTTTCACCATTATTTATGACATTGCTGCAAGGCTCAGCGCGTCTTCCAGCGCCGCAAACGGATCCACCTCCGGCTTATCCTCATCCTCGCCCCAGCAGAGCATGGCGTCCTTCAGTGCAACATTCATCCCCTGTGCCCCGAAAACCGCTTTCACGATCTGTGCATTACGGATATCCCCGCGCTCATCACCCAGCGGGGATACCCTGTCGAACTCCATCCACATCATCGCCTCGCTCGCACTCAGGCTGTGCCGCAGTTCGGATAAGGTGCGCCCCAGACGGAGCGCAAGTCGCATCAGAAAGCGAATTTCCGGGCGGGCTACTTTTTTCTGGCCGACTCTGCATCAGCGATCAGTTCCAGTGCCTGACGCAGCAACCGGGCATGTACCGGACCATAGACGGCCAGCACCTGCTCACGGTCGTCCGGAGTGAACACCCGTTGCAGGTCAGTATCACACAGGACATCGCAGAACAGCGTCACATCCGCTTCCAGGTTACGGCGGGTTTTCGCCACCACCGACAGGGTATCGTCATCCTCTCCATCACCATTGAGCACTTCCTGCCACAGATACCAGGCCTCTGCCGAAGGCTCCCGCAGCACCACGCTGACATTTCTCCATTCCGGCACCTTCACCATTTTATGACGGAACCCCGACAGTCTGGCCAGCGCCAGTGTTTTCAGATCTTTTGCCATAAGCCTTATCCGCCCGCACCATTAACCGTTACCGTACACGCATCAGAGGTAATGCTCTGCGGCTGTTCTGCAGAATCCGTTACCTCGCAGGTATAAGCCCCCTTATCACCTGACTGCGCATTGGCTTTACTGAAAGTGTCAGTAGTCTGTCCCTCTACCGGCTGACCATCCTTCTTCCAGGCGTGTTTATAAGGCGGCGTTCCCCCGTTGACACTGACTGACATTGTCAGCAGCGCACCGGTATTCACGGTAAGTGTCTTCTCCGGATTTTTCACAAACGCCAGCGGTACCACATAGGACACCGGTTTACCCTTCAGGCGAAGTGAGAACGTTGCAGCCACCACGCCGTTGGTACCGGATGACCAGGTGTGCTGACGCACTTCCGCCAGGAACTTAAAGCCCTTACCGGACGGAAACTGCACCTTAAACGCATACACCGTGTCATTGTCATAGGCATCACGCAGGGCGTTCTGGGCCTGATTCAGATAAAAATTACCCGACATGGAAATCTCGGACGACGCCCCCAGACCGTTGATGTTCTCCTGCTCTGTGGAGCAGAGCGTGGTCACATCAATATCCTGTTTCTGACCGGCGGTGAACTGGACTTCCTTGATGGTGCAGTCCAGGCGCAGATATTCCGCCTTATCCATAGTTTCAGCAGTCGCCGGGGCAGATGAAATCATCACCTGCGTCAGCTGTGAGCGTTCATACAAAGCAGACATTCTGCCTCCTGATAATAAAAAACCCGCACGCGGCGGGGTATGGGTTTTGTAGAAAAAAAGAAAAAGTCACACCGTGACCTGAAACTCCAGGGTTGCACGGTAACAGCGGTTTTCCGGAATATAGTCCTGCATTTCACTGACGGATCCCGGGGCCAGCAGCATTATGGCTTCACGGGCGTCCTGACGTATCTGACGCGCCTGCGTCACAGTCCCGGCATAAACGTCTATCTGCACCGACACTGAGGACTCCGCCTGCCCGCCCATCACGTCCGCCGACACCGATGAAATCAGACTGAAAACCACCCACGGAAGCGCCACCGACGGCCTGCCATCCAGCAGGGGGACCACATACGGGTACACCTGCCCGCCGGCAAGATGTGCCAGATGAGGATACAAATCCGCCTCCGTCATCGTCTCAGTACCTCATCAATGGCCCGGTTCATCCGCGCAATCGCCACCTGTGCCGCCTGTTCACTGCGCACATCAAATGCCGGGCGCACAAACGGGTGCGGTGGCATATTCACGGTCCCCATTTCCACAAACCGCCAGTAGAAAGCATTGCGCGGGTTATCCGCCTTCATGGTGTTATCGCTGTTACCGGTGTCCGGATTAACACCACGGATATGGACACCGGATTCCATCCCGCCATCGCGGGAGCACCGGGAAAGGACCACCACATTGCGGCGCAGTTTTCCCCTGCGTACCGGTGCCCGTGACACCACTTCTTCTTTCAGCACATTCGCACCCGCACGGGTTGCCTCACGCAGCACCCGGTTATTTTCTGCACCACTCAGAAGCTGCAAATCGCGGCTGATGTCCTCCAGCCCCGAAAAATCCAGCAGGGTTTCGATCATTTTTCCCCTCCCAGCCGACAGAGAATTTCCAGACGCCCACCGGTCGCATCCGGCACGGGCAGCCCGACAACGTTCAGGATCCGGTCACGCCAGGGACCACTCAGCACATGAAGTCGTGACGCTGCCGTGATTTCCCGGCCGGACTGACCGCGCACCCAGATGCGGATTTCCGCCTGCGCCATTTCCGCACCGGACTGCATCCGCTCCCGGCTGCTCCTGCCACGGATATCCGCATGAATTTTCCCGCATGACACCCATTCTTCCGTCATTTCTCCGGCAGCATTACGGGTTAACACCGGGTTCAGAACACTTATCATCTGTGTCAGACGACCTGCAGATATTGCCATTCCCCCTCCTCATAACACCGTCGGACAACGCAAATCGTAAATCAGCACGGAAACAGAAAACGGCAGCTCCCCCTGAATCAGTTCTTCCCGCTCCGCAAGATCCGGATTCCGGTACAGCATCCCGGTCAGTCGCATGGCAGCCCCCTTCATCCGGGTTAATGCCTCGCCCGGGATCAGTTCACCGTCCTCACGAATCACTTTATCCCGGCTGCCCTGAATGTAGGCCAGCAGCACGGCGGTAGCCTGACGAACCTTGTCCATCAGCATGTCATCATCCGCGTCATGGTCGACACGCAGATGTGCCTTGATCTCTTCCAGTGTCAGTAATGCCGTCATTTTCCGCCTCCTGCATCCCGTCCACGTTTGGCAGCCAGGGTCCAGCCTGATGAATGAGCTTCTCCGGGTTTATCACCGGTCATACTGTTGCAGTGCCACAGCGAGCCCCCCCACGTCACCGTATCGCCGGGGTGGTAGGTTTCACCGGCTCTGAACACACCGCGGTAGAGCATCACCGGCAGGGAAAATGTTTTTTCCGTACGCTGGCCACTGCTCTGCCGGACCACCACAGAGAACAACCGCTCCCCCGTCATACTGACGTCAATATCCGCCACCCCGTCAACCAGGCATTCCCATCCCCGCATCCCGTGCGTTTTTTCATACGCCCGCCAGAGTCCACCCTGGTGTGTGGCATACGAGCCCCGGGGAAAGGATTTTTGATCGTCAATGGCGGGGAGTATTTCCAGTGCCATGGCATCACGCCCGTCCTGCGGAGCCGGCAGGGCACTCACCGCCTCCAGAACCGCCTTCTGCAGAACATCCGGATCGTAGTCACGACCATCACGCGGAACAGGAATATGGCTCACTGCCTCTTTCACCATCTGCTCAATCATCGGACGCACATCATCGGGGGTGATACTTTTACCGTCTGCCGGTACCGGAATATTCGCAACCGCATCATTCACCGCCTTCTGCAGAACATCCGGATCGTAGTCACGACCGTCGCGCGGAACAGGAATATGGCTCACTGCCTCTTTCACCATCTGCTCAATCATCGGACGCACATCATCGGGGGTGATACTTTTACCGTCCGCCGGTACCGGTATTTTCCCGACCGCATCATTCACCGCCTGCTGCAGTACATCCGGATCATAGTCACGACCATCACGCGGAACAGGGATATGGCTTGCTGCGTCCTTCACCATCTGCTCAAGCATCGGACGCACATCATCACCCGTCACGCACTTCTGTAATACCACAGACTGAGAAGCCAGTTTTTCTTCAAACGTTTGTGCCTGCGCGGCTATTTTCTCCTCAAATGTACGCTGTAAATCCGCCAGCACCATGGCGAATTCTTCGCCCAGTGCACGAATAATGGACAGTTCCCGTTCCGTCATTTTCGCAGTATCCCCCTGAACATCGCTTTCACCGCATCATGCTCTGTTTCACTGATTGCCTTATTACCGTCAGATGCGCCATCAGGCAGTTGTGCTGAGACTGTTTTCCCGGACGACGCGAACGGATCCTCACGGGCATCACGACGGGACAGCGCCTCCAGACTGTAGTTCTGCTGCTGAAGATACAGTGCATCACCTCCCGCAAGGGGCGGCAGGTTCTCACGTTTACGGGCCTCATTGGGCGTCAGCAGCGTATTTTTCACCGACTCACCCAGCGTTTTCATGCGCCGTTCGCTGTCCATTCTCAGCAGCGTGGTGACGTCAAACTCCGTACTCTCGTTTTCCCCCGTTTCCAGCGCCTCATCCAGTAACAGCTCAATGGACTCAATCAGCGTCTGCAGACACTGGGAATAATACTGCTGCTCCAGCGCCTCCACGTTATCACTGGAGGGAGGTTGTCCCACACCAATCTTGTAGGCCGGGACACGGAACACCGAACAGACAATTTCAGCCGTCATTTTCAGTTGTTCCACCGTCTGCGCATCCACCGGTGAAAACGTCGTGGGGTTATATTTCGCCCCGTTGCTCAGAATCGCCGTTTTCCCCGCATTTTCGCCGGTATACCCGCTGTCCCAGTTGCTCTTCAGTTTTTTCGCATTTTCTTCCGTAATACTGCCGGGGATCTCAATCACCCCGGACGGCCTGCCGCCATTTCTGAAAAAAGACGTTGAATTTGCCTGAATATGATGCCCCTGCGTGGCAGCCAGCCCGGCAGCATACACCGGCGGCAGCCCCACAAGCGGATGAAAAAAACAGTTAAACCGGTCGTGGATCACTTCCCGGGCAGGCACCGTCACCGCCTCCGTGATCCCGCAGTTCCGGTCCGGCGTGATGCGATAGAACACCTCGCCGTCATCCGCCACCAGAGGTTCAACCCGGCTCCAGTCCAGAATACGCAGTTCTTTGATCTGCCCACGGGAGTTACGGATTTTCAGCACCACCGTATTGCCGTGACGCAGTTTGGCGTTCAGCCACAGTTCAAAAAACTGGATACGATTCTGCTGTGCATTGGGACGACGACAGAGACGGGCAATATCCCCCTGCCGTTTTTCACGGCGGATCCCCTGTGTATCGGTCTGCATCAGGCGCAGTCGCATTTTGGCGATATCCTGGGATATCAGCGAAATGCAAGAAAACACCGCATGAAAGGAGAGGACACTTTCCGGATCGGCTTTCACTCCCTGCTGCCAGGCACCGGCAAAAGGCTCAGCCACCGCCTGAAACAGGCTGGTCCAGCCCACCTCTTTTACATCACGTCCTGATTTCTGGTTTTTTCGGGGTCGCCGCAAAAGGTTCCACATTCGCCATGCTCCGCATCACGTTTCTTTTTCTGACCTGCCGGACGTCGCGCCGTGATGTACTCCGCCTTCCCCAGGCGAACCAGCACCTCCGCACACGGCTGTGCCACATCACGGATATCCCCGGCCCGGGCATCATGCGTGCCCTGCAGATACTGGATTTTTGCCATCAGTTACTGCGGGAAGCTCGCGCCTCCCGCCCTCCTCATCAGACTCAGCCGCCGGACGCAGTTCCGTAGTTCACACCGGTGATCACCGCCACCGCCGCAGTACGGCGACGACGCCAGTTGATCCAGCGCTCCGCACGGATGGCCACGCTGCCGGTCTGGAACATGGAGACCAGCTCCACCGGTGACGGTGTGCTGCTGTCGCTGGTCGGTTCAGACTGCATCTCCAGTGACGCTTCACGGGACATATCCACCGCCACACCACCGTCATCAGCCAGATAAATATCCGGCGCATTCACCAGTACCAGCTGGTCACCCACATACTGGGAGACAATCACCGGCAGCCCCTGGAAGGTCCCGCCCAGCAGGGTCATGTCCGGATATTCCTTCTGCCCCAGCGCATTTTTACGCATGGACAGCGCCAGGGCATTCGTGCTGGACATCAGCCAGACCGCACCGGTGGGCTGCAGATTTGCCGTCACAAACTGGCCAAACGCGGCCTCGGCATCCGCATCCGGATTACCGCTTGACGCCGTGCCCTTCACATCATGGGTGATGGACGCAGGGGAGACATCCGCCACCGCCGCTTTTTTCGGATCAACAAAGTCTGTGTCCAGACGTGCCACCACCGCCTCTGCCAGCGCATTACGGACCAGTGCATCAGCAGCCGGGCTGGAAAAACGGATCAGCTCTTCCGTCAGTACCGCAATGGCCGACACCTTCGCATGACTGAAGGTAATGGATTCAAAATCAAACTTCGTCAGCGGTCTGGCCTTGCCCTCACCCACCCAGCCTGCAGCTCCGCCGGACACCTGGGCATGCACACGGATATTGAACGGAACCTGACGAAGGGCCGGGATCCCCCCCTGACCAAATCGCCCGATAATGGTCTGCGGACGCAGGTAATCAATAAAGTCCTGCGCATATTCCTGGTATTCAGACAGGCTGCCTGCCCACTGTGGATCTGTGGTGGTCCCCGCCCCCACCGCCGATTTCAGAACATGATGCAGACGGCTGTCATCCGGATACTGACGGCGGGCCACTTCCAGGGCTTCGGAGCGGACACCTTTAGCCGCGGCCAGCGATTTGGCAAAACGTGCGAAACCAATCCCCTTATCCAGTTTCTGCTCCACACGGATCACCGGCGCAGAGGCCACCGTCACCACGTCACCGTTACCAGCCTGTTTCACCGGCTGTGCCGTGGCGGCCTTACCGGCTTCCAGTTCACGCAGGCGCTTCAGGTGAGCATCCACCTGACGGATTTCCGCCGCGGTGTTGTCGTAGTGCTCCTCCTCCTCCACATCCAGCGTGCGGCCTTCCTCTGCGGCTTTGTTCATGATCTCCTCAAGGGAGGCTGCCAGCGCCGCACGCTTGTTTTCAAAACTTTTAATCTGTTCACCAATATTCATTGCTGACTTTTCCTTATGAAAAAGGGTTTTTGACTGTGCCGAAGCGCCGGCAGAAGATGCTGTTTTCACCACCGGTTTCCGGTTGCCGGACGCGGCAGAAAACGGTCGGTCGAAAGATTTAATGGTCCGGATGGTGCATTCCGCATTCGCAGGAACGGTGACGGCAGATACCTCCATCAGCTCCCAGCGCAGAAAATGCATTCCGCCCCCGTCCAGAAAGGTGTATTCATGGGCCCGGAAGCCCACAGAAAGCCCCCTGACCAGCCCGGTCTTAATGGCTGCCCATGCCTCATCCAGTCGGGCTGCCAGTTGCGACGGCATATCCGGTACGGGCTTCACCAGCGTTGCCGTGATTTCCAGCCCTTCCCTGCCCCGACGCACCGTACACTGGCCTACCGGGCGGGAATGGTCATGCTGCCAGAGAAACGGGATCGCACTGCCGAACTCCGCCCCCTCCGGCTCCAGGATGTCACCATCCCGATCCGGAGAAGGCGTTGACGCAATCCCGGTGATCACCCGTTCATCCTCACTGAAGGATTTCACCGTCAGCAGGGAACTGGCCCGTTTAAGAGTCACATCAGCCTCCTGAAAATAAAAAAACCGCCGGAGCGGTTCATGATGGTTACAGGGTGAACAGGGTTATATGAAAAAAACCGCATATTCTTTCTTTTTCGGTTCCGGGTTGAGGGACATCAGGGAGACCGCATTGAACAGCGCCATCAGCGGGTCAATTTTTCCCCGTCCACTGGCCTGTTTGGTGATAAGAATGGCGTTACCTTTAGGCTCCACCCGGGCATTGCCGACACACCAGGCCATCAGGGGCTGGTCACCGTGAATCAGCACCCCTTCAGCCAGTTTGCGCTCGGTGGTTTTGATGGCCCCACCCAGTTTCCAGCCCTGGCTTATCCCCACCACAATTCCTTCAGGGATCCCGGCTTCCGCCAGTGAATCCAGAATCTGCCCCACCCCTGACGGGTCAATACCGATATGGTCCAGTAACTCAGCCTCATGAATGCGACGCACATATTCCGCCACTTCCGCCGTGTCATCCCCGACACGCCGGACAATGGTCATATCTCCACAGGCAACAAGATCCTGAAACCGGGACGCCTCGCTCTTCCGTCGGACCACCGCGGTTTCATGCGCCCAGGCATGGCCCCAGCCCAGCCATTCGCGGGTCTCCCGGTCACGCCCAATCACATACATCCCCAGCAGATCATCCAGCCCTCCGCCGTCAATCCCCACTGTCACCACATCAGCACGCAGCAGGATATCGTCCAGGCTGATACAACGGCCCTGCTCTTCCCAGAAATCCGCCCCCGCCCAGCGGTCAGAGCGCAGGGCAAGACCAATTTCCACATTGGCGTGTTTTGACATGAAGCCCCGGAATGTCTCTTCACCGGCTTCCCTGGCTTTTCGATACTCCCGGTACAGAAAGGCCTCATCCACTGAATAGCCGAGATTCGGATTGACCATGGCGAGGTTTTCCATCAGCAGGTGAGCCCCGCTTTCCACCATTTCAGGAGGGTGTTCAAAGATCACCGGCAGAAAGTGCGGATCATGAATTTTGCCGTCGCGCACATCCCGGGCGTACTGCAGTTTCTGTCTGAACACCCCGGCGGGAGGTTCATTCGACTGGGTGGTCGTATACACCACAAACCCTTCCGGGCGGGAGGCAAGGCCACCGATGGCTTCACGTAACATGTCCTCCGCCTTGTACTGCTTGCCAAACAGCCACAGCTCATCAATCAGCGTACCCACGGACTTGATACCGGACACCGTATTCGGATCGGCTGCCACCACCTTCAGGGTGGTGTCCGTCACCCGGTGGGTGATGGTCCGGATATGTGTCTGCACCTGACAGAGGTCATCCAGATCATCGTCCCGTCGTACCATATCCCTGGCAGGGTTGAAGGCGTTGGCTGCCACCTCCACTGTCGGGGCCAGAATGGTGTAGCCCGCCGCCTGCCGCCAGTTCAGTAACAGTGCAGTCATCATGATCCCTGCGGCCAGCGTGGACTTCGAGTTTTTCTTGGGGATAAGGATAAAAACTTCCTTGATATGGCGTACACCAGTCTGCGCATCGTAGGAGCCAAACAGGGCCGCCACCAGGTCAAACACCCACGGTGCACAGGACTCCCCGAACGTCGGGCTACCCGGTGCATCCACAATCCGCAGTTGTTTAAAAATCGCCAGTGCATGTGCAGCCTGGTCCGGGTAAACCGGAGCCGGAATAATCGACAGCCCCTTTTTCAGGCGCTCTGCCCAGTCCGGGCAGGCAGTGCTCCATACAGGTATCATCCGTTGCCCTCATTATCGTTATTCACCACCAGTCGGGGTGGCGGTGGCACCGCAAAACGGTTAGCCGCTTTTTTCGCGGCATCACCTTTTGCCGATTTTTTCCCGGTATCCCCTTTTTTATGGTGCGTGAACTGCGCCAGTCGCCAGGCCGCATCCAGTGCCAGTTTCGGATCAATTATCAGGTTTTCCACAAGGATCCTCCCCATTGCTTTTACCGGATCTGGAAGACCGTCTTCCATGTAATCAATACCGGGCAGTGGTGAGAGGTTTTGCCCGTCATCAGGCGGCAGTGAAACCGGGGAGTTCTTTTCAGCCGGAGGGGCTTCCTTATGGCACTCCTCCGTCTGCATCTTTTTCTGCCGGTAAACAGGAACCTCATCCAGCTCCACCGTCTCGCATTGTTTACGGGCTATAAACGCGAGCACTTCCGGATCTTTTGCCAG